CGACACCCCCAGGGGTGCCGTCCGAGCAAGGTAAGCAAATACTTGATGGAGTAAGCGCTTACGGCTCTAGCACGTAGGTAATAAACGATAGTAATATCGTCACTATACCTACCACTACTAGCTTCCGTAATCGCCTCTTCTCTATCTCTGTAGATGCCTCTTCCTGCTTTGGCATATTTTATGCCGTCCTCTGTTTGGCCTGGGCCGAGGTTCTTTCATTCATGTAATAGTCCTTTTTTACGCAAGTGAAATTGGATGGAACGTGTGTGATTGGCGATGCGAATCGCTGAACTCACTATGTCCTCTTGAATGATCTGCTTTTCGCTTCGGCGAACTGCGGGCTAGTTCTCTTGATTAAAGAGCCTAGTATTATCTTCCCCCAGGTTCGACAACTATCGAATTTGGAACCGGTTCCACTCATTTAATTGAGTAAACTCCCGCCGTCTAACGACATTGGGTGTTGCTGCACGCGAAACTCGTGCATGGACCGGCTCTCCAAATTCACAAACGAGGTAATCTTTCGATTATGACAAGGGTCCGTACGAAATCATGGATCAATGAAGTCCGAGGACAGCATTCGAACATACAACGGAATGGCACGTCTGGAGCGGTTCTTGTGAACCAACTCAGTACGTGGAATTCCCCGTATTTTCCTACTGTCTCAAATATGACTGACGAGGTAACCCTCGGCTACTTTAAAAGTAGACGTAAAGGGTTGCACTTGCCTGTCAATGTGATGTCAAAATCAGGTAGAAAGAAATTTCAATCTGATGATGGCTCTTGGTCCTTCAAAGCTACTAAAACGTCGAATGGTGTTGTTCAACACGAATCGGCTTGTAGCGGCATGTTAAGCAATGTACTCAGTATTAATCTTGGGACAAACTTTCCCAATTACACTAATACTAAGGCTTGGCAGGGCTCTCCGAGCTCGCCTAGCGCGCCTAGTACTTCGAATCTTATTATTGAAGCATTAGCTGATGCTAATGCCAATAGTTGGGATCTTGGGACCTTTGCGGCAGAGTTTAACAAGACCGTATCTATGATTAACGGTTTCAAGGGAAATGTCTTTAGAAGGGCACAAAACATCGTTGACTCCATGGCCTCACGGAAGAAAAATCCGTATAGGACAGCCAATGCAGTATTCACAGCTTTCTCTGAAAGCTGGTTAGAATATCGCTATGGTTGGAGAACTTTGGCTTATGACCTTCAGGACATACATGGATCATTGGAGAGGCTTGCCGGTCTAACGTCGAAACCCAATAGGGGTTCGGCTTATACTGCAAATACTGACAACTATTCTATTAGTAGTCAGTCTGGTCTCTACGCTAATCCAGGTACTACCCCTTCCATGAACGCCACTTTAGTATCTTATACTGGTGTTTATAGCCAGGTTAGAACTAGATGGGCTCGTGGTACCGTTATGCTGGAAGCTGTGGCCAATGAATTGGCTTTCATCGACCCGCTAACGACGGCTTGGGAAATTGTGCCATTCAGTTTCATCGTTGACTGGTTTGTCAACATTGGTGATCTGATTAAGGCATATTCTCCCTTCTTGTCTGGAAATGTACTGCATGGCTGTTTGTCTCAAGGTGATACGTTAGTAGAAACGAGTTCTTTCTCGCCTACTGCGACCACCATGGTGACTAACTACCCTACTGTAAACGGATACACCCACCAAGTAATTGGTGGTCCGATTCAGCGAGTAGTTACCACTGAAACATATAGTCGTGCACCTGCATCCCCCTCGTTCTCGCTCCACCTTAAGTGTAACGTTGACGCTTCGAAACTTGTAGACTTGTCTACGCTGTTTCAACTCGCCAACAATAGACGAATAGGTGGTTTACTTAAACTTATCCGGGCCTAAGCCCGACCGAAGGAGACCATTCTTGGCCGACTTTACTGTACCTGGTACTTGGACCTATGACGGATCCGCTAACGCGAATCAGTCCACATACAGGGTCACGGGTCATACGACCCAAGAGAATTATCTTGTGATCTTTGATCGCAAGATCCCTGTAGCCGTCAACGGTGTCTTCAGCTCGCCTTCGGTACGTACGCGTATCATCCGCAGTTTTGTGGATGGTAGCGGCGTGCCGTTGTCGAAGAAAGCTGTAGTCGATGCAACCATCACTTGGCCGCTAGAGGCTTCCGCCACTAGTGTCAAAGCGATGGTAACTCTTCTCGGCACCATCTTTGGTGACGCGAATATCGCATCGGACTTCGTCGATGACCAAGATATCCCGCGCGGTTAAAGTGGTTTTGGATTTCTTGCGAAATCCTTACCCTCTAATTGAGCGTGAATACATGGTTAAGAAGAAGCCAATCGTTGAACGTAGGAGACAATCATGGCAAAGCCGGATAGGACGAACCTCAAGGATCGTCCCAGTCTTAGTGGGCTCATTCACTGGGCTGCTCTCGATATGCAAAACCATCTTGGAGATACTGAAGCTCAGGAAGTAATCTTCCTGGCAACTTCAAATATCGAAAAGTGTCTTAGCTACATCGAGAACAAACTTAGTGTTGCTGAATCTATTGCATCCACTAAGTACCTTACCCTAGCTGCATGGCGCCAGTTGGCCGCACTCTTTGATAAGAATGCGGATACACCTGGAACCACCCCTGTGATAAGAAGAGAGACTGCTTTAAGTAAGTTTCTTTCATCTGAGATGAAATGTAAACGAACTAACAAGCGGATTCAATTCCATCGCACCCACTTTTCGCGGCGCCGTGAGGCTGTCGCGGAGATAATGGGTAAAGCTCGTGATATCTGTGAAGATATCTTCGGGCCCCTGGGGATTGTCGGCTATCGCGAGATAGTCGAGAAAGCTGGGTTCGGGCCTGGATTCACCTTCCTTAGTAATGTTCCTGAGGACAGACATCTTTATTATAAGCTGTCTGGTTCTCATAGCATCACTGAGGATGCTCTACCTTATCTGAAGTCCTTCTTGAATCAGTACCCTCACTGGAAAGTGAAGTTACTAGAAACAAATAGTACTTATGATATAGTTAGAGGTAATCGCGTCACGTTCGTTCCAAAGAACGCACTGACAGATCGCACGATAGCTATAGAACCATCATTCAATGTTTTCATGCAGAAGGGTATTGACTCTTATCTTAAGTCACGGCTCCGCCATTTCGGCGTAAAGCTGGATGACCAGACAAGAAATCATGGACCCGCCCGTGAGGGATCGATGACGCCGCTTTATGCGGCCACCATTGATATCTCAGGAGCTTCTGATTGTGTCAGCATTGAACTGGTACGAGAGCTGGTGCCTCATCTTTGGTTTATTCTTCTGGACGATTTTCGTTCTAAGGAATATACCTTGGACAAGGGGCAGACTTGGTCAACGTATGAGAAGTTTAGTTCGATGGGAAACGCTTTTACGTTTCCTCTCGAAACTATTATCTTTTATTCGTTGGCAAAAGCCTGTGTGATCTATGCGGGCGGTAAGCTTGAATCTCTGAGGGTATACGGGGATGACATCATTGTCGATCCCTGTGCATATGCACTACTCTTGGAGGTACTTGATTACTGTGGTTTCAAGATTAACCCGAGCAAATCATTTGCTTTTGGTAATTTTCGAGAAACCTGTGGGTCTGACTTCTATGCAGGAGTCGATCTACGCCCGGTTTACATCAGATCTATTCCTAAAAACGATCAGGAGGTGTACAACCTCTATAATCGTCTTATATGGAATAGAGTCGGCTTCCGCTTACACAAAATGTGCAAGTATCTCTATGGGTTAGTTGTTCGTCCCTTAATAGGGCCCGCGCATCTTCCCCCAGGAGAGAAGTACTGGAAATGGATTGCTGGAAAGAGTGTTCATTTTGATCACTACTTCCATAGCGCTCCGGATCAAGCACTTCGTTTCAGGAAATACGACTCTGATCTGCAAACTTTCGTTTGGACTATCCAAGTTCTTCGGTTTGTTCCGAAGAAGATGAATACTACCAAATGGAAGGAGCAGTTCTGGTACCTCGCATTCCTACTTGGAATACAGGGTAACAGAGTAAACAGTAATAGCCGCTTTAGGAGGGTGGTTCAGTATGAGGTAATCTCATATTGGCCTGAGCCTCCATGGCAGCCGTATCTCTGCGATTAGTGAAGCGTACAGCGGGCCTCAAGGCCTAATGTACTGGCGAACCACACTTCGCACTTTAAGTGCTTGTGGTATCGAGGACAGCCTCAAAACTGAC